TTATTTCCCCGGCAAGGTGTCATGGTCAGAAGTTAATTTATCTTTGGTAGATCCTATTTCTCCTGATGCAGTTGGTTTCACAAATCAGATTTTGATTAACTCTGGTTATATGGTTCCTGAAGGAACTGGTGAAAATCAATACCACACTATTTCGAAGAATCGCTCAATTGCTGCCGGATTAGAGTTTATCAGTATTGAAATTTTAAAAGCAGATGGTGAAATTGTAGAACAATGGACTCTTCAACAGCCATTTATTAAATCAGCAAAATTTGGAGATCTTGATTATTCTAATGAAGACTTGAGAACCGTTGAATTAACAATTAGATACGATTGGGCGACTTGCACGTTCCCTGAAACTCACCCGGATCAAACCTTGCAAAATAGCACGTACTTCAATGCAGGTGATGCTCCAGTTCAAAATTCATCAGCACCTTCTTATGAACCAGATATTGATGGTGGATCTGATATTCCGAGCAACAATTAATAGAGGTTAAATGGCTTTTTGGACCAACAACGCAGCCCCTAAAAGACAATATCGCTTCTCCATTCTAGATGCCAACGATGGTGTTGAAGATGGAGAAGCCATTTGGTATTGGGCCAAGTCGGTTACAAAGCCATCATACGAGATTTCAACAAACGAATATCAACTTATAAATCATAAATTTAAGTATCCGGGCATTCTCACTTGGAACGATGTTACAATCTCTATTGTCGACACATCAAATAAGACGCAATTGCTGCTGAATAAAGCCTTTAATTTCGGTTATATTTACCCTAACTATGCAAATATAGAGCAATATATAGATGGCATCTCGAAGTCAAAAACTGAGGCTTATTTCGATGCTATTTCAATAAATCAATTAGATGAAAAAGGCAACGTTCTTGAAGAATGGAAGCTTCGAGGAGCAATTTTAAAATCTGTAAACTTTGGAAGCCTTGATTATTCAACAGATGATCTGGTTTCAATCGAACTTACAATAACCTATGACTGGGCTCAAATTGATGGACTTTCTGTTAATCCTGTTTTTGTCCCCGTCGCTGTTGATAATGTCCAAGCCGGAGAGCAAGTAAATCAAGAGAATAATACCGGTGATATCACAGACCCAACTGTAGCATAACGAGGTGAAATTTGACTACAAGAAATAATGAGGATAGAATCGGACCTCAAACAATCGATTCGGAGCCAACAGCGGCATTGAACCCGCTTGAGTTTGTCGCTCCCACGGAATTGGTGGATATTCCATCAAAAGGTTTGCTTTATCCTGCCGATCATCCGCTCCATGGAAAAGAAGAAATCGAGATTAGGTATATGACAGCCAAAGAAGAGGACATCCTTACATCAAAGACGCTCCTCAAGAAAGGTGTTGCAATTGATCGCTTCCTTCAGAACATTATTGTTGACAAAAACATCAAAGTCAATGATCTTTTGATTGGAGATAAGAATGCAATCTTAATCGCTGCGCGCTCAACAGGCTATGGAAGCGATTATGAGACTCAAGTTGTATGCCCTAACTGCGGTACAAAGTCTCATGAGTCATTTGACCTTGCAAATCCGCACATAAATGAGTCAAAAGTTGATGAGGGACTTGGAATTAGAAAGACCGAGAACAATAATTTCCTTTTGACCATGCCTTTTAGCAAATTTGAGGTTGAAATCAGAGTTTTGACCGGAAATGACGAGAAACAGATCACAAAAATGGCCGAATCTCGCAAAAAAGGCATGATGCAAGAGACAGGAATGACCGATCAGTACAAAATGATGATTGTATCAGTGCAAGGCAACTCTCAAAGAAACGTTATTAATCATTATGTTGATAACATGCCTTTGCGTGACGCAAGATTTTTAAGAAATGCTTATAAATTGGTCAATCCTGATGTTAAAGTCCAGAAGCATTTTGAATGTTCGAATTGTGGCTTTGATCAGGAAATGGAGGTGCCCTTTGGGGCCGACTTTCTTTGGCCTGACCGATAAATATTCCGAATCTGTTTACGAACAGTTCTTTTTGCTTAAACATTTTGGTGGATGGTCTCTTATTGAGGCCTACAACCTCCCCGTGGGTCTTCGAAATTGGTTTGTGAAGCGTTTGCAGAAACAATTCGAGGATGAAAAGAAAGAAATGGAAAAAGCACGGAAGAAATCATAATTAATGCCCGCAAGGGCATTTTTTTTATAAAACTAATTACTGTATTGGAGACCGTTGTCATGAAGATTGATTTAACAAGAGATCCCAGACTTCTAACCGAGGCTTGGATTAATGCATTTGGGCAGTGGAGCAAGGCTTTGCTTAAATATATGTATGGTAAAGATGTCAATGTTGTTGCAAACCTTAATGAAGAAGAACAATCGTTGAAGTTTATCATTCGAGGCGAACAAAAAGATGTCAAAGCATATGCAAAGGCTCTTTTTGCTGAAAAAGATTACCTTGAGGCTTACGCACAATTTGGCAAAGACCACCCAATGACCAATAAACAACGTATTGTATTGGATCAAGCCGTTGGTGACTTTGAAAACAAAACCGGAATCACATGGCCGTTTAAAGACGAGGACTAATAAGTGTCTGAAAAAACATTCACAATAGCAGAATTAAAAGCAGCACTAAAAGACCTATCCTCTGACGATCTTGAGGAAATTGGCTTAAAAAAGGCAACTCAAGCACGCATAAAAGTTGATGCAGAAAATATAAAAACATTAAATGATTTAACCGATGCAAAATTAAAAGAACTTCAGGTTAATATTGATCTTGCAAATGCAGTTCAAGATGGAACTCAAAGAATTGTAGCAGAAAAGAAAGCAAGGCAAGAGCAATTAGAAATTCTTGCTGACTTGCTTGAAAGACAAAAACAAATGCTTACCTTCAATGAGGTAAATACCGAAGAAGCACAGAGATTAGAAAAACAAATTAAAAATTTAACTGCTGCTTTAAATGCAGAAGGAAAGTCTGCGGCGGCTTTGAGGACTGAAGCACAAGCGGTTGATAAATCTAGGAAAGAATCTTTAAAAACAGCAAATAAATACGAAAGATCAATTGATTCTCTTGGACAGAAAATGATCATATTTGGCAAAGGCCCTCTTGTTAAGCAAGTTCTAGGTTTTCGCAAACTTGGAAAAGAACTTGCAAATAGCGAAGAGGCTCAACAAAACTTTCGTCAAGCAATTATAGATACAGTTAATCTCACAAATATTGCCGGTAATCTTCTAAATGTCGTTGCAGATTCAACTTTTACTCTTGTTATGGCTTTGGATGCTGCCTCGACAGCGTTTGCTTCAGCAACAGGCTTCGGGAATCAGTTCAATCAAACAATGCGCGACGCACAACAACAAGGCAACTATCTTGGCGTTACAATGGATGGTGCTGGAAAAGCAACACAAAGCCTCGCAGCAGGTTTTACAAACTTTGTTAATATTTCATCTGACTCAAAAGCAGCTTTAGTTTCAAATGTCGCCCAACTTGAAAGAATTGGTGTGTCCGCTGATACATCCGCTGGTCTTATCAACTTTTTCAACCAGAACTTGGGAATGACAGCAGAAGAAGGTGTTCGTGTTACAAAAGAATTGGCAATGATGGGCCGAGAATTGGGTATGACTTCCGGTCAAATAACAAAAGATTTTCAAGCAGCGCTTCCAACTCTTGCAGTATACGGCGATCGCTCTCAGGAAGTATTCAAGGGTCTTGCTGCGGCTGCCAAGGTCGCTGGTGTCGAGATGAGCAAGCTTCTTGGATTGGCCGGAAAGTTTGACACATTTGCTTCGGCAGCCGATACAACAGGTAAATTGAACGCAATATTGGGAACTCAAATGTCCGCTGTTGATCTCTTGAGACAATCAGAAGAACAAAGAATTGAGACTCTTATTGCAAACATGCAAGCACAAGGTCGATCGTTTAAAGATATGGATCGTTTCACACAGAAAGCAATTGCTGCGGCTGCTGGTATTGATGATCTTGCAGAAGCTCAACGTATTTTTGGAATGGATATCGGACAATTTAGAAACTACCAAGATGCCATGAGCAAATCAGCCGAGGTGCAGAAGAAATTTGAAGATGCTGTTCAAGCAACCATTCCAATTCAGGAAAAGTTCAAATTAATCGCAGCAGAGTTTGCAATCGGAGTTATTCCAATTCTTGAGAGTATTCATGGTGCTTTAGATGTTGTTTTAAACTTTTTTGGAGATCTTGATAAAGATACACAAGAATTTTTAACAGGCATCGCATCCAGTATTTTAGTTCTTTTCTTGGCATTTAAGACATTTGCTGGTGTTAAAGCCATATTTGCAACAATCTTTGGCCCTCTTAGGACGCTTGGAAATATGTTGGGCTTGACAGCGGGCAAAACCGCTGCGGCAGCAGCCGAAATGAATGCTGCCGCTCCCAGTGTGTCCGGTGCTATGATGCAGATTGCAACAGGCATTGGAAGAGCAATGGAAATATTAGCCAAATCTGTTATAAGGGGTGGGCCTGCGATTGCAATCTTGGTTGGTGGCCTAATTGGTATTGGATTGGCGGCTGTTCTTCTCGGTAAAGGACTGTCTGAACTCGAAAGCGGTATGCTAACGGATTTCCTCATATTTATTGGAGGACTTACGGCAATTGCATTAATACTTGGCGCTATTGCTACAAATCCAATTGTTGGTGGTATGGCATTAGCAGGATTTGCAGCGTTGTCGGTTGCTTTGATCGCACTAGCCGCCGCGTTAAATCTGTTGCCTGTCGGTGTTTTAAAATCAATTTCAGATGGTCTTCAAGCAATATCAAATATCTCCATGGAAAATGTTGCAGCACTTGGCGAAGTATTTTCAACCATGGCTGTTGGAATGCTCGAATTGTCAGCGGCTGTTAATGCTCTTGACGGAAAGAAAGTTAAAGTATCATCTGTGTTGGAGAACCTTGCACTGTTAAGCACAGGAACAGCCAAGGACTCTATGACCGGCGCAAAAATAACAGCAGCAAGTGTTAATGTTGTGAGTAACCTAGAAAATGTGCTCAATCTAGAAGGATTGGAGGTCAAAGTTTCAATCGGAGACAAAGAATTCAACGAAGCAGTAATTACGGCAGTCCAGAAATAAGGTAACATAATCATGATTCCAAATTATTATTTTAATTCCTCGGACAATTCCTCCGAATATGCAACAAAAACCGGTGCCTTGCTTGAATTTAAAAGCATGATTTCTGGTGTTAATGTAATTTTTAAGGCATTCTTGACCGACTTCTCTCAAAACTTTGCATCAACATGGAATGCAGAGAATGTATTTGGGCGCATGGACCCAATACCAACATTTGACAATACAAAGAGAACAATAACTGTTGGTTGGGACATTCCGTCGTATGACCTTTCTGATGCAAAAAACAATCTTCATAAGTGCTCTGTATTAGTGCAAATGCTTTATCCAAACTATTCTGCAACTCAAAACTTTACTCCGGAAGGTCAAGATGAAGGTGGTTTTTCTGCCACATTGGCAAACTCTTTAACAAAACCACCCTTGTTGAAACTTAAGTTTGCAAATTTAATATCAACATCAACGCCCGGCACTGATGATGGTCTTTTGGGCTGGGTCGATGGGATCAACTGGCAGCCAAAACTTGATGAAGGAATGTTTGCTCATAATGGCAAGTTTTATCCAAAGGTGATTTCTCTATCTTGCACCTTTAACGTTCTCCATCAAGAGAATCTGATTCTTAATAATCAATCAAAACTGCCCGGCTTTCCATTTAACTCCGACGCTTTGCCGGTTGTTGACGATGGCTCAACTGTCACCGCAAATGACCTCGGCCTCTTGACAAATCCAAACAGCACCGTTAATACAACGATGGGAGACTAATCATGGCTAGAAACACAAATCGAAAGAAAGCAACCAATAGACACCCACAATACGAAGAATTGTTCGAGAACAGAAATATAAAACAAATCGAACAATATCGAACAAAGAAACTTACATATCCTTCCAAAGAACAAATCAATAATCTTGAGTTAACCAAGTATTATTGGCAAGCAAATGACAATTTTTACAAGGTCTCCGAAAAATTTTACGGTGATCCAAAGTATTGGTATGTCATTGCGCAATTCAACAAACTTCCATTCGAGGGAGATATCAAAGTCGGAGATACATTAATGATTCCTCGCCCATTGGCTAGAGTCGTGCAGGTGATGAAGTAATGGCATTAACTGAACAAGAAAAAGAAACTATTCTACGTCAGATCTACGAAAACAAAAAATATGATTTTGATCTAGCCAAACAAATTCTAACAAATAACGATTATAAAAGTTATTTAAAAAGTGTAGATGAAGATGATTATGATGAACTTGAAAACGGATCATCATTGTGGCAAGGTTTTTTAAACACAATTTCGTATGATGTATTTGCATTTGATTTATTTATAGAGGAATATTCAAGCCAAGTAGCCGAAAATATTCAGAGTGGTGGAATTACTCTAGCAGAAATGGAGTTATTTCTAAATAACAGGACTGATTTCCTACAAGATAATCTTTTTACCGAAGATGAAGATTATGTTGAAAAAATAATAAAAGCGATTATTAAAAATCCTAATTCTATACCATCAGAACTTTCAGCAATCATAAGAAGCGGCAATCAATTTGATGTCGAATCTGCGAAAAAAGTAAGAGAAACTTTAGATTCAGGCGGAGTTAGATTAGATGATTTGCATCATGTTCAGATTGCTGATCAAACTAAATATATGCTAAGAGAGAGCACGAGCAATTTAGCGCAAGCGACCGGCGGGAGAATTCCTAAAGCCAGTTTTGATACCATAGCCGAGACCGAACCAGAGATTGCAGAACTACGAGCATCCTCCATAAATTTTACAAGTGATTTAGGAGGAGGATCCACATTAAATACCACTAATGTGAGCAGTATTGACAATGATTTATTTGTTGAGTCTTATACAACATATTTGCAAGGAGTTCTCAGACGAGGTAGCAATCCCCTCACAACTTTTAATGATGACACAGATAAATTAGCAGAAAAAATATCAAAGAGATCTTTTAAAGAATTTGAAAACAATAGAAGAATTGAACTTTGGAATAGGCTTGTGGCTGCAAATGGTGATGGCACAATAACACCCGAAGAGGCAGCCAATGCACTGAACGGTGCAAACGCAGCGGCAATTGAAGAAGCAAGTAATTCAGGCATTGCTGGTCGAATTGAAGATTCCTCTCCTCTTTCCGAAGCAGAAATCGAACAACGTCAAAGATTTTATCAACAATGCGTTCTCTTGGTGCATATGAATAATCTTAAAAGTTATTACTCTGATGATATAAGTTCTGATGATAAATCCACATGGCATGATAATAGCGTTTATAATGATCGCTTTTATATGATTACTGACGGTGAAGACAATTCAACATTTGTTAATACTTTGACTGCTCCAAAAGGTGATACAATAAAAGATTTCTTAAATATTACACCAGATATTCAAGCATTTCTTGTTCCAAAGATTCGTTTGTTTAAAGTGTTTGGAACCGGCGACAATCTTCGTCAAGTTGAATTTGTTTTTCGAAATAACAGTTATAACAATAATTATATGTCTAATTTGTTCTCCGACAATTCAATTGTGACACGAGGCTCTGGATATGGTATTAAAGAAATTTCTTTTAGTTTTGAGGGCGCATCACCAGCAACAGCAAAGAATGATATTAAGTTTGGAATCAAATTGTTCTTTCAAGATTTTAAAGACTTTGTCACCCCATTTGATACAGTTGACTCAAAAGGAAAAGCAGCCAAGGCACGATTTGTTGATTTAATTCTTTTCGACCAAAAAGACAATCCGCAGGTTACAAACAATCAATTACGACAACAGTACGATCCACAGTATTATCGCATTAGAGCAGATGTTGGTTGGCAGGTTCCAAATGAAAACGATCAGCAATTTATCTCTGCTTGTAATAAGCGAGGACTTAGCGCATCTGCCATTAAAAATGCAATTGTGAAGATGAATAAATCATTCTATCTCACAATGGTGGAGCATGATCTAGATTTTGATAAAACTGGAACAGTGACCGTTACAGGTGAATATAGGGCTTATATTGAGTCACAATTAAAAACAACAAGATTTGATGCGCTGTCTGATCCAGCTATTATTGCATCAAGAAAAGCAAGAGAAGAAAAACTAGCATCAGCAAAAAAGAAATGCACTCCGGGTGAAATAGCACAATTAAAGTCAATCTTCAATGGCCAAGAAAAAGCCGAGGTTAGGACCGTACAAAAAAGAATTATAAATAAATTGTATGAGAAAAACAAGATCTTTAATGTTGTTGTAAAAGACGATGGAGACTTTAGAGAAACAGGCGCTTTTACCAAAATGCCTTCCATATCTGAAGCAGTAAAAACTTATAATACTGAAGAACAAGAAAATTCTATTCAATTTTTCTATCTCGGAGATTTGTTTTATATAATCCTTGATTCAATGTACGGTGAATCTGGTGATCCAAAGATTGATAAAACTAAATTTATTTTACCAAGCATTGAACTCGAGGCTTATTTGAGCGGCGAGACAGGCTATACCATCAATGTTGCTCAAATACCAATTTCAATCAATTACTTTAAAGAGTGGTATACACAAACAATTGTAAAACCAGAGCGCAAATCTTATGCAATTATGTATTTTATCCGAGATTTATTAAATAATCTAATTGTTGATGCTCTCATTGATACATGTCTAAATCGTGATTATAATAAATCTTTTAGATTTAATTCTACTACTGTCACTACCAATGGGGATGTGCTCACTGGTAAAACAACCAAAAATGATTACATTATAAATATTGCAGATCCTTCAAATAACGACTTATTCCCCCTAACAGCCGAGACAGAAACAGGAGAACCAGCAGATATTGCAGATTTGGTGACATATGTTTTCATTATACCAGTCTATAACACAATAACCAACAAAGGTCTCGGAAATTATTTTGATGACGTGGATCGTGGAGTCTATCATTTTGAGATTGGAACAGATAGAGGTATATTAAACGAAGTTAAGTTTAGTAAGATTGATATGGAGTATATCCGAGAGGCTAGGTTTGAACAATCTCGTGGAGTTGATGATTTATTACAACTTGCTGCTGTTTATAAAGCATCGCTAAAATTATTCGGTAATACTTTATTTTACCCCGGTATGACATTATTTATTAACCCTTTTGGTCTTGGCGGTAATGAATTTATTCCGTCGGATCCAAATTCCATTGCAAACAAACTTGGTCTTGGAGGCTATCATCTCGTCACAAGAGTAAATTCAATTATTTCAAACGGCTCTTTTAAAACTGATGTCGAGGCAATGTTTGTATATCCCGGCGACGGAGTTACTAGGGCACTTGTTCAAGGAAATAATCAACCAAAAGATGGAGCCGAAAATGATATTACAACTGCGCCGCCAGATCCCGATCCAAATTTCTGTGATACTTTAATTCGAGAAGAATCAGATTATCTGAAAAACCTTGCAAGAGAAGCAGAGATACAAGAATCTGAAGATATTACTGCACCTTCACCCAGTGAATCGCCACCTTCATCTCCTGCTGCTGGTAGAGTCATTGAAGCCTTAAAAGAAGCAGGAGGTGCCAATGATAAAAACGAGACCGCAGTAGTTATAGATGGGCAAACTTTCAGCTACCAATCATTTGTAGTTAATGATGATAAAACACTAGTGACTTACTATAACAGCGAAGGCGATGCGGTATTTGCTCAAGAGTTAGATGAAAATGGTGATCCAACTGGTAATTATTTATATTGAGATAAACAATGGCTAGATTTAACGGAAAGAACGATACAAACCAAACCAAAAACCTCATGGCCCAGAGGAACAATTACAACTACGGAGCCTATGCAAGGGATGAGGACGGTCTTGATATTAAACCAATAACCGATTTCAACTTTGCAGAGAGAGTTTATTATGGACGTGTTGATCCATCATTGAGCCCTGTTTATCCAGACACTCAATTTATTAAAGCGGTTCCATATGTAAGGCAACCAGAAGCCACTCCATTTTTGATGGATTTTGTCGCCGACATGTTTGCAACGCTCTCTGAAAAATTCTTCCGCTCGTGCAAATTAGGCCAAATACCTCAAAACGATCCCTTCTTTACCGATTTGGTGGCATATAACGCTTATCTAGATCCAGCAGACGATTATAGAGATTATATCACAACAGTGCTCGACACTTTCAATAACGACTACCTATTTGCCGAGAACAGAGAAAAAGATGTTAAAACTGTAGAACAGTATGTTAATCACCTTGTAAAATTCAGTGAGCAATTAGGGCCCACATTTCCTTTGACTTTTTCTGGCTTTATGTTAAGTACACAAAGTTACATATTTAGCACAGGACTGGCTGTAACAATCGCTGATCTTCCGGCAGATAATGACGAGATCAAAGATGATTTGTTTATCAGGAATACAACATTTCCTCTGTTTCTCAATTTTGCAAAAGAGACAGGCTTTTCCGTTAATAAAAACGTTCCATATATGTTAGTTGCTGACCTAGAGTCACCAATAACCAAGCGTTATATGGCTCGGTATCTTATAGGCTCTACGCAGAGTGCTTTCAGTACGAGATACAAACAAACTTACACCTCCGATTTTGATAAACTTTTTGATAATATTATAACATCTTATAGAGTGTTTGTCAACAAAAAAAACTATGTTAAAACATTAAAACCATGTAATGGTAAGACTATATCAGAAACTTCTTATAAAGAAAATATTAATAATAATGTTATTAGTAGATTAATAAGTAATAATAATTTATTTATTAATTTATATATTAATATAAGAAATATAGAAGAAGATAAACCTTTAAATGATAATGAATTAATGACATTTAAAAGAGATATGAATCAGTATATTGAAAGATATGGCAGAGATGAAGTAGTGCGATTGATAGCAGAAAAATTCACGTCAGTGAGGAAATTCAAGGATGGTGGAGTATTCTCGAAGGTAAACAAAAGAAATCTTAAAAAGGACTTGACAAATAGAATGCAAAGTGTTACAATATATTAAATTGGAGGCACAATGACATTTCAAACACTTGACGACAAGCGAGACTGCAAAGGAGTATTTTACAACGGAGAGTTTTATTTTGATAAGTTGCCTCGCAACTTGGATTTAACGTGGTCTTGGTCAGCACACTTGGAGGATTATAATGTGGATTTCGCGGAGCTATGGGTTTCTGGTAAAAGTATTGGAGAAGTTACTCCTGATCATCTTCGTGATCGTTATAATTTTGCAGAGCGACGGCTTCAAGCTCATGTTAAAGCGATTGTTCAATCGCAGATCAACTTGGATGATAATTGCATTTATGACCTTGTGCCTCGGCATGTTCTTAGGCAGTTCTATCACGTAAAAAACGAGATCACTGAATGGGTGGTTGCGAACAATCCCAAGCCAAAGAACTATTCGTTCCTTGTCGAAACTCAGGCCACGATTAATGAGATCGCACAGCAGGACTTGCGAATTGATTGGGATAATCACAATCTTTTGTTCCTTCAAGACCCAAAGGCTAAATCCCTTTACAAACGCTTCGCAAAGGAAAAATCTCGTGTTATTTACAATCTTTTTGGTACAATCACGGGTCGTTTGACGACAACCCAAGACTCGTTTCCAATTATGAATCTGAAAACAGAACATCGCAAGATTGTGATGCCGCAAAACGATTTATTCATTGAGCTTGACTTCAACGCTGCCGAGATCCGCACTCTGTTGGCTCTTGCCGGAATTGCTCAACCACAGGAAGACATTCATAAGTTCAACATCGAGCAAGTCTTCAAGACTCCAATGTCCCGGGACAATGCAAAGCGTCGATTCTTTGCTTGGCTATATAATCCCGACTCAAAGGACGAGGAACTAAAAAATTATTATAATAAAGAAAAAATACTTGACAAGTATTATAAAAACGGTTATATTAATACTATCTTCGGAAGGAAAATAGAATGTGATTCATTTCACTCTCTCAATTACCTTCTTCAGAGCACCTCATCGGATAATTGCATGGATAGAGCAAACAAAATTAGGAAAATGCTGTCTGGTCGCAAGTCAACAATCGCTTTCTGTCTTCACGATTGCGTTGTTCTCGACTTCTCAAACCAAGATGCACACCTATTGCCCAAAATCAAGCAGGTATTCGAGCAAACTCGTCTTGGTAAGTTCAAAATCAACCTAAAAGCAGGTAAAACTTACGGATTATTGGAGGATTTCTCATGGTAGTGATCGGTCTTGGTAAGGCAGGCTGCTCTATAGCCGAAATGTTTAAATCTGACAATAATTACAAGGTTTTGACCTATGACGGAGGAAAGAATGTACCCCTTAATGAATCTTCAGAAGGATACGAAAATGGATTCCCGAACAAAAGAGAACTTAAAAAGATTAAAAACGAAACTGTCTGGTTTTTTGTTTGTGGTGCAGGAAAGATTGCTGGGGCGACTCTACGATTACTTGAACAAATCAAAGAAAACAAAATAAATGTTGTTTATATTGTTCCTGATACTTCAATATTGCCAGATACGGCAAAAAAGAGAAATAGAGTAACCGCTGGAGTCCTTCAGCAATACGCTAGATCTGGTTTGTTTAATGCAGTTTATCTTGTCGCTAACAACTCATTAGAGCAAATCGTTGGAGAAGCTCCATTGGCATCTTATTATTCAAAGATGAATGAGTTGATTTTTAACTGTGTTCATTCAATGAATGTTTTCGCTCATACCGACCCTGTCTTCGGACAACTTCATGAGCCAAAGGAAATATCGAGGATTCGAACCTTCTCATTTATCGAGACAAATAAAAATGAAAAAAAATTGTTTTTTCCACTTGACAATATAACCGAAACATGTTATATTAATAATATCAAAAAGAGCGAGATTGAAAATAATTCTAATCTCATCTCTGAGATAAAAAGCAGACTAGACAAAGATATTATTTCTTCGTTTACTGTTTACCAATCCCCATACGAGCATTCTTATGCTTACGGGATTCACTACACACACTATATTCAGGAGGTATAATGAATAATTATGTAGTTTACACTGGTACTTATACAAAGCAAGATGGTACCCAACGTACAATGGAATTTGTCCGCACTGCGGATCTCCCAACTGACCTGTTCGCTGAATTTGAGCGCAATCCAAAACGACAACTGCGTGAAGGCTATGAACTTGTGTATGATGTTCAACGAATGGGATTTCGTGCTTTCAATTGGAACACGGTCCAAGGTGAAGTTCGCTCGGCAGAGCGGTCTGTTAACTTCCAGTAGTGAAGTCCGAGTTCGGGGGATCTCGTGAAAATCCCCCCTGTTTTTTTAAAAAAATACTTGACAAACACGTCAAAATATGCTATAATATATAAGTTGAGAGTGAGATTTAACTCTTAGCGTTAGGGTAGATCCCCACAATGATTAACTAATAAGGAGATAAAATCATGGCTATTGATCTAGAAGCAATGCGAGCAAAACTCGAACAATCTAAAAATGGAGGTAAGAAGAAATCAAGCAACACAAAATGGCGTCCTCAACAAGGCGACCAAACTGTACGAATTCTACCAACTGCGGATGGCGATCCGTTCAAGGAATACTTTTTCCACTACAATGTTGGTAAAAACCCGGGACTTCTTTGTCCCAAAAAGAATCATGGCGGCGAATGTCCAATTTGTGACTTTGCTTCCAAGTTGTGGCGTGAAGGCGTTGACAACAATGATGAAGTAGCGAAGAAAGAAGCTAAACAGCTTTTTGCACGCAATCGTTACTACTCTCCAATCTTGGTCCGAGGTCAAGAAGACGAAGGCGTAAAAGTATGGGCTTATGGTAAGACTGCTTATCAGACTCTGCTTGGATACGTTCTCGATCCTGACTACGGCGATATTACAGACCCAGAAGCAGGCACCGATATTGTCTTGAATTACGATGTTCCCGGAACTCCCGGCTCATTTCCAAAGACAACTCTTAAGCCACGTCGTCGTCCCTCCGTATTGTGTGACGATGCGGTTGCAGACTGCGCTACTCTTCTTGAATCTGTTCCTGACTTCTCGACTCTATTCGACGAGAAGACAACTCAAGAGTTGGAGGTTATTCTGAGCGACTATCTAGCTGGCAGTACGAGTGCCTCCGATGATGATAGTGCTGGAGTTGAAAAGTATAACTCAGGCGGTGATGCTGTCCTAGAAGCTATGCAACGACTTCAGGGTAAATAAACAAGTCCAGTGAGCTAGTTGCTCCCCGCAGGGAAGGCATGGGGTTACAGATGTCTTTT